CTCTTGAATGCTACCACTTGGAGTCTCCATGAAGCCATATTCACCTCTGCGCCTTACGCCTACTGAGTCACCCGGCCCAAAGTTCGTAGGTTTACGTCCTAATGGGTGTTCTCTAGTTGGGCAAGTAGTCATTGCTGTTCTATCAACTCGACTATCCTGCTGGACTTTAATCTCGTCCTGTGCGCCTTTACCAAGTTCCGGAACGCCTCGTGTATCCATCAGCCTATCACTTCTGTATTCTCTAGGGAAGGCTACAAAAGGATAACGTGAGGGCTTATAATCCAAAAGTCCTGACATGCCCCAACCCTTTACTTCAGGGTGGAATGCCGTAACGAATACTCCGATAACACCATCTTCTGTGAGGGCTTTCTCGTATCCATGTGTAATTCTTACAAATCCGCTTGCATCATCTACTGTTCCCTCGCCTGTGCCAGAGTTATTCTGAACTGCGTTAAGGGTCTGTGTGCTAGTATGATACTCATTAGACTGTCCCATAGTCTTAGTAATTACCTCATTCACCCATTCTTCATCCCATCCGTCTTCCTCTACTTTAGAGAGTAATTGCTCAGGTGTCATATACTCGCTGTGGAATATATACGGTGAATCTTGTAGGTTAATTACATTAGGTGGGAATACTATGTCTTCACCTACCGCTAAAGCTTTTACTGCTGGACGGTTATGTATGACTGTTGGAACAGCTATCTTGGTTACGCCTTCTTTGCGTAACTCGTTTACCGCCTTGCGTGCTTTACGCCTGTTGGTATTCGGGAAGAACATAGACATTGCGTCTGTAGCTTCCTTAGTCTGTTCTGGGTCAGTAATTAATGCCACTATCTTAAGCCCCACTTCTGGGTCTTCTGGCATTTGAAATTGTGCTACCTGTTCTATGGTGAGTTCATTCATCTGATCCTCAACCTTTGTGTCCCATGCGACACCTAATACTCCTATAGCCTTTTCCTCTTGGTAGTTAGCTAGGATCTTCGCTTGGCGTGGTAGGTCTGGTATAGAGTTAATTAGATACTTCATATACTCAGAAATCATTCTGGAGCGTTCAATATCATTACCCTCTATAGGTATGGCTGTTAAATTGCCTCGCAACAAGGCTTTGCTGAACATCGACACATTCTCATCTATCAGGGAATTAGTAGTGAATGGTCGTATATCGCTCGCATCTTCCCAAGGATAGGCTGGCTTATTAGGCGTTCCATGCTTGCGTCCGGTTCTAAGGTCTTGATTAGGCCAGAGGCAGTTGCGGGTATTGTAATTTATTTCAACTTGATTGTAGTAAGAGCCAAGATCGCCATTAATTTCAAGGAATGCATCTCTTAGACGCTCCACATCTGGATCTTCGTCGGTTTTTCTCTTAATCTCTTCTCTATTATTCAAATTTGCCATATTATTTGTCTATTTTCTAAAATTAGGTCGTATTATATCACTATTTTGCTTTTTTACCCCCGTATTTATCTCCTTGTTGTCCGAATACTGTGCGCTTCACTGTCATTCACATACAAAATATCTGAAACTGCCATGTATCTGATGCAATCTATAGGGTCTTTGGTCGGTTCATCCTTTCCTAGCATCCCTGTATACTCAGTCATTGCGTAAATTGTTTGCTCACAACGATCAGATATGAATAATTGCGGTTTATTCCCCATATCCATAGGTTTAGTATCGTCCCACGCTAATAATTTATTAATAGACTGTAAACCTGTGTCCTCGTCATAGCCGGGGGCTGGTATTGTATCAATTCCTATATTAATAAGTTCATCTATATAGGTTGTTTGCATATCCTCCTTTTGATACCTCGTAGCTCCTAATCTGGGGTCAATAATACGCTCAAAGATAGTAATACCATCCTCGATCTCTAACATCCTATCCTTGTAATCTTGGAAACCGTAACCGTTAGGTTTACACGCATCACCCGGACGACCCTTAGTTCCCTTACTCATATCCGCCCAATCACCATACGAGTAGTCAGGATACTCAGCCCAGACGTATATCTCATTGAGAGGCGTTACACTCATCCAACTCATAAACCAAGGTTTAGCCCCAGATGGGTCAATTACCATGTAATGAGTAGCTTCTGCGTTCTTATCCTTTATAAATGGGATTTCCTCGTGTTTAATCACATTATGCTTGTGACTGAACTTAGGAAACTTGCCAGCCATAGGCTTAACAGGCACTCCATGCGCTCTACAGAGTATATCATCTCTATGTGCGCCCTCTAAAGTCTTCTTAATACGCTCATACCCACCATAAGGGTTATCTTTTGTCTGGAAATAGATGATTTTAGCGTCTTTTCGCTTGGGCTGTTGAACAATAGGGACTTTTACACCTTTTAATATGTCGGATTCTATTTCTTCCTTGGTTATAGCTCCATTTAGATACTCTTTAACAGTAGGTGAGTAACCCTCAATAGGTGTAAAGGTGATTATTCCTACTGCATCACGAGTTACTAGCCTGTATCTGAGTGTATCTAACCAAGCTTGGGGTATAAGCTCATCTGCCCAAAATCCGATGTTATGCACATGCGGTAAACCCTCTGTAGGGGTCATAGATCCGATCTCACCACCCTCAATAGTAGTAATATCTTGTGAATAATTACGAAATACGATCTCTGAGCCGTTAGGAAACACTAATTTACCATCTGAGAACCCACGTTTCTGTGAATAACTGATATTAGTTACCTTATTCCGCTTCATCTCCTTCACCTCTTTAGGTATATACTTCCATATGACCTTTTGTTGCATTTGCACACTATTCTCAAAGGTTGTCTGAAAGCACCAGATGATACTATTAGGGTTATTCATTGCAGATTGCACTACACGCTTACCAGCAAGCTCCGTCTTCCCGGATCTATTGCCACCTAATATCAATATCTCAGAACCTTGTGAAAGCAGATCATCAGCCTTTAACCAGTGGTCTAGCTCATGGCCGGCACGATAAGGGTCATCTTTCATATCAAAGATTATTTCTTCCCTCTGCTTGTGGTAGTCAAGCATACCTTGTATATCCTTATCCCAACCCCTAGCCTCAATCATATCCATGTCAGGGATAGGCATATACGGGTGTGGAGTCCATTTTGCCTTATCTACTTTTGCCATCTAGCTCGTCCTCCATGATTCTTTTTAATCTTCGCTCTAATTTCTTCATGCCTGAATCATAATAAGCTTGGACTTTCTCTAACTTAATACCTGACAGTTCACTGATCTCTCTAAAGGTCAATGTCTCACCACGTTTAGCCTCATAAGCAGATGCTAGGGCTAAGTCTATATGTAGGGCTTTCTCAGCCTTTGTAGGTTCTTTAGTCACGTTCTAATGGGGGGTGTCTGAATAATCCTTCTTCTATACGCTCACATAATAATGGCGCACCTACTTTAGCTCCTTCGTGTATTTTACGAGTTACTATGACTACTACTTTCTCCTGCTTCTTCTCACCATCAACCATGATATTATCTATACACCATAGCCTGAGCTTATTAGGCGGTCTAAAACCACACACTTGTAGGTTGCGTATATTAGGCGATTCAGCTTCAGCCTCCTTAACCTTCTCCACCTTCTTCTTAGCCTTAACTGTATCTGCCCTCTGGAGCTTCTTAACAGCTTTACCTATCTGCATTACCCCTATGTTTGTTAATCCATCTGTAGCTATGTGTGAAGGCTTTAAAACCTCCTGCGCTAAATCCTGAAATTCCTGTGGGGTTAAGTTATACTTCTCTAATATCTCTCTAACGGGATAAATCTTTGTATTTCTAGCTCTTTTTTTCTTAGTTTCAGTTTTTGTATCAGTCATTATCAGTTCCTTCTGTTATTCCATCGAAATCATACGTCACAGGCTTTACCATCGCTGGCAATGTCCTACCCTTAGCCTTATTATACAGTCTAGTATTAAGTTCGTTATTAATACTCTGCATAACCATAACGTCATGCTTTAACCCCTTGATCTCCTCATCTTTCTTGAGGTTCTCTGCTTCAAGGTATTTCTCGTAGTCAGTCATCTTCATTTGTCTTTAAAGCTCTCCAGTATAGCCCTAAGCAAACCTTCATCATCCATCTCTGGAAGCGATTAGGCGGGTTCTCTAAATACAGGTTAAACACAACACCTTGGTCGCAAGGATTATCACCTACTCGTATCTCACAATTAGGTTCAATTGGTTTCCTGAGTGTGCAGTCATCTTGAATACTGTTGTCAGCAGGGTTAATTATTCGTTCAATCATCCCTGTATAGCCCTCTCAGCGATTCTACGCATCTTTAAACCGCTACTAAGACCCTTGGTGACCTCTGTAATGTCCTCTAACGCATACAGCCATTTAAGGTTCTCCTTGAAGTCAGCCTCATTAGACCTCCTCTGGCTATGGAATGCTATCTTCCAGTCACTAGCATCCTCTGATACCTGCTTAACTAGCTTTTGGAGTGTTACCTTCTCTTTGCGTAACTCTATATTCTCTTTACGATGCTCGCCAAACAGTTGTACCTGCCCCTCAAGCTTATCTATTCTGCTTAATAATTGATCTCTGTTCATAACTGTATAAATGGGTTCTTAATTAAGCCTATCTTTAACCTAGCCTCTTCCTCATTACGAACAGCACCTAACACCGTCCAAGCATCTGTAGACCCTACTCTAGCCTGTAACTCGTAATCACCCTGCGCTCGCATAGCCATTCGGTATTCGCAAACCAAGGATACACCTGTGTTTACATACTCTTTAGGATTAGGTTCAGCTACAGGCTCTATCTTCTTAGTAGGCGGTTTAGCAAACCCCTGTAATCTAGGTTCTGCTGGCTGTTTAGCTTTACTAACCACTTTCACCACTTTGCCTTTAGTTATACTAGCCTTCTTCTTAGCCCTCACAACCTTCTTCTTTACTATTACTTTATCGTCCATTTGTTATCCTTATCCTTTATAACTATATTAAACTCATAAACCAACTCCTTATGCCTCTCAAGGCTACAGCCAAAAAACCACTCTCGAACAACAGTCCCTTCCTTCTCATCCAAAGTGTAACCTATGATCGTCTGATCCCTAAGTCTTTCTATTGAAAATGCATTCATCTTCTCAAAGTCAAATTCGCAATCATCTTCATAGACCACCACCTCTTTAACTGCCTCTTTCTTTCGTTTAAACCACATCGTTATCCTTTTTTATTAGTTCTCAAAATTTACACATCCCATAACTCATCATATGCACACGCCTGATCTCGCCACATAGCTTCCCACTCAACCTTTACAGGTATAAGCCTATCATTACAAAACTCCTCATATGTGTAAAGCGGGTAAGTAGAGAAGTAATACCAACACTTATTAAATAAATCACTCATCTTATATCGCCTTTTTTACTATATTTAACAAAAAAACACCCATTACATCATCGTCACACAACACACTAAACTCAACTATTTCACTCCATATGATAATAATCCACATATACTTACAAATCACACTACATTTAATACTTGACCAACACTCACTCTATAATTACCATCCGACTCGTCAGACAAAGGATGGCTACTATATCTTTTACGCAATAAAAAATCTACTCGTTGTAAATGCTCGCAGTCATTCCCTCTCCTGATCGGGCTTGCCCCCTCCCCCCTAACTGAGATATTCATTTTAGTTATGAGTGTATGTAGTATACGTGAACTAGTGTTAGTAGTATTAATATATAACTTAATAGTGTTACTTAGTATTATATATAGATTATGTATATTAGTAGTCATGTGTTAGTAGTTACTGGTTAGTCTTCTGAATTTAGATAGATAGCTTAAGGGGTGGTGTCTGTTTCTCCTTCAATGGCCTTAGATGATTGCTCTGCCTTAGATACATCATTGACGAACTCTGCCATTAATGCTCTTAGCTTTGTATTACCTGTATCTGATAGCGAAGGAGCTTCCTTCTCTGTTGGTGCTTCAATAGGTGGCGGACTGTCATTATATTGTCTTGAGGGGTCTTGAGACGAACGGCCTAAAGTCTTAGCTAAGAATATAGATGCTATAACGTTGCCGGGTTTGTCTTCTGTCCCTATGGCTTGTTGATACAGTGAGTCTTGAACCTCGTCTAATCTGCTCTCCTTAGCTTCACGAGTCGCTCTATAGGCGATTGCTCTCCATTCGTCGCTATCATCTAGCATCTTGTAATAATGAGATGTCGAACAACCAGCAAACCGGCAGGCTCTTGTAATATTTCCACCTAGCTTAGAAAGACCCTCTAATAGTCGCTCCTGTATTTCCCTATTCTTATACTGTCCTAATTGTCCTTGTTCGTTGTCGTCCGTCATTGGTGGAGTTGTATTAAAAGGTTGAATTAAAAGTCAAATAAATACGAATATACTTGATTTGAGTCGATATGCCCTAGGAGTCGTTCTGTGGTGTCTGTGAGGCGTCGTAAATTCGACATATCCAATCATACTGGCTTTGTTTGAAAGGTGTGCTCAAAGGCAAAATTGATATTACACCCTATATAAAATACACTATAATTTACTATAAATACAGTCTATTTCTCTGTGTAAATTCAATGGTAACGGCTTATTTCAACAAACAGTGTATTTAGGGGTTATTGCCTAGTAGTTATTCACAGTCTATACTCCTTATATATATGTATGAATTATTATTACACTTTCTTTGT